AGTCCCCGATGTTCCCGCTGTCCACAATGGCTTGTCCGATGCGCGCGAAACGATGGACGCTGACTCCAGCAAATACCTGCCCAGTGTCATCCTCAAACGTCATGTTGAGGTATTTGGTGGGCCCCTGCGCTTTTTTCCCTTTGCGCAATTGCACATTGATCAGCTCATTCAGGTCGCGCGGATTCTTCACCTTGAGTTTGCCGATGAATACAAACTCCCCTGGCATCCCTTCAGTGATCTGATTGGCGTTCAAAATGCGCGTGAACACGTTGTGCTCTGCTGGAGCGCGCTTGATATGTCCCCAGAACACATCTGTCTCGTACAGTTGGTCAAAGGGTGTGGCCCCCGCTTCCAGCGCGCGGCGCTCTGCCGGGGTCAGCGGTTCCCCTGCCCGCCGCTTCGCTAGGATGCGCTCCGCCTTCTTCGCGCCAATCCCCCGGATATTGGTGAGCCCGCCAATGAGCTTGCCACCCTTCACTGACCAGTTGTCTTCAGATAGCTCCGCGTCTACCGCTTTGTAAGCGTACCCTTCCGTTTCTAGCTCACGCAGGATGGTCAGGGTTTGGGTTTCATCCTTGCTGTGCCGGAGCGTGGCGGCTGCAAACTCTAGCGGATGATACGCTTTCAGCACCGCGCACCAGTAGCTGATCATCCCGTAAGCCACCGCGTGACTCCGGTTGAAGGCCCAGGAGCCCATTGTGTTGATGGACTCCCACAGGTTCTTGGACTCCGCTTCCGTCAGACCCTTGGCAAGCGCACCCTTGTTAAACTCCACAAAGTATTTGTCGAAAAATTCCTTGCCCATGCTCTTGCTCATCGCCTTGCGCAGCGAGCTAACATCCTCCCACGACAAGCCTCCTACTTCGCGAGCAATCTGCATCACCTGTTCCTGGTAAATGACAGTTCCGTAGGTGACGCGCGTGATGGACTCTACGATTGGATGGATGTAAGTGATTTCTGCGCCCCGCTCTTTGCGCTTGATGAATTCATCCGTGCCCCCGGAAATGAGCGGGCCAGGACGCGCAAGGGCAGTCAGCGCCGTGATCACCTCAAAGGAGTCCACCGTCACAATCTTCGCGATCCGTTGAAGCGCCTGCCCTTCAAATTGGAAAATGCCCGCGTAGCTCTTGCGATTGATAACGTCAAATGCGCGCTGATCATCTATCGGATAGCGCAGGAGCTTTTCATGCGGCCAGCCGATTGCTTCCAGGGTTTCTTGCAGAATGGTCAGCGTGCGCAATCCCAACGCGTCAATCTTCAGCAGGTCCAGAGCTTCCGCGTCCGCCTTGTCAATCATCGCCGCGCCCGTCCGTGCATCAACAGAACAAAAGGAATGGACGGGGCGCGCGGTGATGATAACTCCCGCCGCGTGCTGACCAGAATGCCGGGCGTGATCCTCGATGCGCTCTGCCACTCGTAGCTCAGGATATTTCTTCAGCATCCGGCGCCCGATATCAGACTCTGCAAACGTGTCCATGATGCAGAATCCCGCGCGAGCATCACCAGAGCTACGCTCAATGATAGAATTTTTCAAATCTGCCACTTCAAACAGCGGAATGCTGAGCGCCTTCGCGACATCCCCGATGGTGGACTTGGCCTTGAACCGGCTCACTGTCCCCAGGCGCGCGACACAATCCGCTCCGTACTTTTCCGCAAGGTAACTGAACACTAGGTCACGTTTGGTATCTGGGAAGTCAATGTCAATGTCTGGCAAGTCTTTTCGGTTGACATCGATGAACCGCTCAAACAGCAGGTCAAATGAAAGCGGATCAATCTCTGTGATCCTGAGCAGGTAGCAAACTAGGCTCCCACATGAGCTTCCGCGTGCCGGGCCTACCAGCATGTGCTGCCGGGCGTAGGCGAGCATGTCCGCGATGACAAAAAAGTAGTCCTCAAATTTCTTGTCTGTGATCAGCTTCAACTCCCGATCCAGGCGCGCCTTGTACATCTGATCTTTCAGATTCACCCCCCTGCCTTTCGCCCCCGCAACGCAAAGCTGGCGCAGCGTCTTGGTGGACTTGAAGTGGACCATTTCCCCTTTGGGAAGGTCCGCCCTCGCCCCCTCCAGGAGCTTGCGAGCGCGAGCAATCGCCCCTGGATCACCCCAGATGATGCTCCACTCATCTTCTGTCAGGATATGCTGCGGCCAGGAAAACGTTTCGCGCCCCCGGTCACCCACCGCGATTTCATAGGGCGCCCGATCCTCTGGGATAGGGTAATAGTTGTCGCAGACTGCTACCGTCTTGAATCTGTGCTGTTGCGCTTGCTCTTGCATGTTGACTGGGGAACCAGGGCCAAGTGATGCGAAGAAATGGGAACGTTTAGGGAGCCGCTTCCAATCCGGGAAATTCCCGCTCAGAACTGCGATGTTCTTGGAGATGTGTTTGAGATCTGAATAATCAAGGCGAGGGATGTAATAGAACTGCTCAGTGGCACGCGTCACCAAGCGGTAAAGCTCCACCAGGCCCGCTTGCGTCAACGCGATGAAACTCATGTAGTTGACAGTTTGCTTTTCCTTCAGTGCAACATTCGCCACGACGGCAAGTTCCGCTCCGAACACTGGGCGTATCCCCCGCGCCTTCGCTTCCTTGCTCCATTGCACATGTCCCCATGTTCCGTGCCGGTCGCAGATAGCAGCGGCGGGCGCCCCCTTCGCAAGCTCTAGGATTTCGCCTAGCTTGCCGAAAGCGGTGCGGAAGGAATACTCAGTGCGGAGCCGGAGGGGAAGGATCATTTCAGCACCACATGCCCCTCTGCGATGCACCACAGCACCACCGCGTGCAGGGATTCGACATCCGCAATTGCCCGGTGCGCTTCACCGATTGGCTTACCTGTCGCGATCTCGTACAGTTGCGATAGCTTGAGGCGGTGCCCCCGGATTCCGAGTGTCGCGTCCACAGTGCAGATTTGAACCGGGGGCCAGGGGAACGCAGTCAGCTTGCCCATGCGCGCTAGATCGAAGCGCAGGAGGGAAATGTCAAAGGCGACATTGTGCCCGATCAGGTAGCGTTCCCCCAAGAAGAAATCGCACAGCTCAAGATAGTAGCGCGGGAAGCGGGGAGCGTCCGCCAGGTCTACATCTTTCAATCCTGTGATCTTGGTGATGATCTCTGGGAGTGGAAGATTGCCTGGGTTGCACAAGAAGTTCACCCGTCCCAGTTCCCGCTCCGGGTCATCATCCGCGTACTTGACTGCGCCAAATTCAATGATGCGTGGCTGCTTGTCGATTGGGGTGGCGGCAGGCTCTACCAGCCCTGTTGTTTCTGTGTCGAATAGGATCATGATGGCATCTTGATGAGCTGGGTGAACAGCGCGATGTTGCGCTCGACAATCCCCATGATGAAGCAGGCGTGGACCTTGAGTTCCCAGGCGATTTGATTTTTGTCGTAATACTTACCAGCAGATTGCTCAAATAGCACACGCCAGGTTTCCTCAGTATAGCATGATTTGTGGTCAAGGTCGTGCGCTTGCATCTGGGAATTGTAATATGGGACTACGATGTTGATGATGCCGCCTGGGCGCAAGATACGTTGAAAATCCAAAAGCACAGGGATGGGATTGCGGCAATGCTCTAGGAAATGAAAAGCGTAGAGTGTGTTGAATGTACCAGACAGGTAAGGCAGAAACTGATAGGGCTCAGCATTCGCATCCCAGCGCGGATAATCTATTGTGGCGGTATCAGGGATAACTTGTCGACCCGCGCCCACATTCAATGCAGGGGAACGCGCAGGGAGCAATTCGGGAATGTCCCTCTTCATTCCCAATCGGAATAGTTCCTGGATATTCATTCTTGCTCCGGGGTGCAGATTTCCTCCAGCATCGCGGCATATACCATAATGTCATGGATGGAGTCGATGTGGGGTTGGCGAAACAATGAGGGGGACATCCGGGTTATCTTGCTAATGATCATTACCAAGATTCCTGCCCGGTTCCAATCTTCCTCTGTGGTAATATGCATCCCGTCAGGGAACAGCGCCTGCATGACATGCCCAAACTGCTTGTAGCTGTCTCCATACGTCTTGTTACGTTCACGATAGGTAGCGGCGCCCATTTCCAGGATGTCTGGGGCAAAAGGGATTTTGCTCATCATGCGTCCCTGGGTTGAAGGCAAAGGAGGCCAAGACTACGCCACATGTCTACGCAAGCGCGTTCATCTTCCAGCACAAAAAGGACGCGCCGCACATTCCGAAAGTGATCATCATAGATTTCCTGTTTGACTTCCTGAGCGGGGCGAACATCTTTGCCCTGGCGCATGTACAATTGCGATCCGATAATCTCAACATGCTTCCAGAGCCAGCGA